AAAAAAAATTCTCTGCGCCTCACTTCGCCCGCCCCCCAAAAAATGGTTTTAACTTAGGACAGCTTGTCCTTTTTGGTTGCTTCAACCGTTAAAACGTGGGACAACCTGTCCCCTAACACTGGAGTGACCCCATGAAACACACCGTCAATTTGTTAACAGGACTGGCCGTCCAGCCTATAATCGACAAGCTGGAAGCTCTTCCCGAACTGTGGAACGACATCACAATCAGGCAGGATTATTCCGGCTCCGCCCACACGGACACCGAGTGCATCTTCATTCGAGGGCCGGAAACGCTTACCCCTGAAAAGTATTTCAACGACCTTGGGAGTTATAACTATCCTGCCAGCATGAAGTTACGGGACGAGCTTGCGCCGCTCATTAACGCCGTAAGCGCCGTGGTTGACATGCAGGAACTTGGCCGCATCCTGATTGTTAAATTGAAGCCCGGCGGGCATGTGAAGTCGCATAGCGATGAGGGAAAATATGCGGATCACTACAGCCGGTTTCACATTGTGCTGACAACAAACCCCGACTGCACAAACACCACAGGCGGTGAAAGCACCCACTGGCCGGTCGGCACCGCATGGTGGTTCAACCACAAGGCATTGCACACTGCGGACAATGGTGGTGACACGGATCGTATTCATATAATCGTGGATGCGGTATCAACGCTGTTCCCCGTGGGCGGTGCTTTACCTGTCAACTAGCATCTGATACGATGGTATGAAATTAGGAGGAACTATGGCTAAAGATTTTGAAACCTACATCGAGCAGCTCGCAAAGGACTTGCACGCTGCCGCCGCCATGAAGGCTTGGGACATCCCGATCCAACACCGCACAAAAGATTCCATCTCGGCTTACCGTGCCGCCGTTGGTGTGGTGGGAGCGGTGATGTTGAAGACCTTGGCCGCGTATCGCGCACCGGAAAAAGCGGAAGTGGTGGCTGCGCCTGTTGCGCCCGAACCCGTTATGGAGGAAACTCCCGTTGCGGACGCGCCTCTTGCTGCGCCGCAAAGTCTTTTCTCAGACGAACCGTCGCCGGAACCCCGTCGTCGCCGTCGCAACACCGGAGAGAACGATGCCTAAAAAGAAAGCTGTTACCGATAAAATGAAGTCTGTTGCAGATAAATCCAAACCCTCAAAGATGGCAAACATCAAGGCCGCGCAGGAAGCAAAGGCCATGAAAGACGCGAAGAAAAAGGGTTAAGCAAATGGCCAAAGCACCCAAGACATCGACACCGATGGCAGCAGCACCCAACACCATGAAGTCTGTTGTTCTTTCGACGCCGATGGCGAAACCGACTTACAACCGGCTTTCAAACTTGGGTGCTTTTGCCCACCCTTCAAAGAAGAAAAAGAAATGATACCCAACGTCGTCCATTTCATTTACCCTGTTTGGCCGCTCACGCGACCATTGTCCTATGTAAACTACATGGCTGTGAAGATGGCCATTGCAGTCCAAAAGCCGGACAAGGTTAAGTTCTGGGTTAACAAGACCCCCGCGCCAAGCGTGTGGTGGGATCGGATAAAGGAGATGGTCGATGTTGTTTACACGCCTATGGATGGTGTCTATCGCAATGTGAATATCGAGTGGCCGCAGTTGCAATCGGATGTGACGCGGCTTGAGATATTGCAACGCGAAGGCGGCATCTATCTGGATACGGATATGTTGATGCTGCACTCGATGGAAGTGCTGCCGTTTTTGGGGCACGACTTTATTATCGGGTATGAACCCGGCGAGACTTCGATGTGCAACGCCTTGATGTTGTCAGAGCCGGAAGCGCCGTTCATCAAATTGTGGTTGGACAAGATGCCGGAGGCTTTGCAATCAAAGACATGGGCGCAAGGCGGTGTGGTGACACCGTTCGAGGTATGGCGGGAAAACAGCCACCTTGCGATGGCTGCCGATGCCGATTGGTTTTGCCCGTTGGGGTTGGATAAGAACTGGATGTTTGATCCGGCACTGGCTGACGAAGCGCAATCCCGTGTGTCGAACTCGTTCTCGGTGCATATCTTCGAGACGTTCAATCGGGATATTGTGAAAGATGTCACACCGGAATGGTGCGAGCAGAATGACAGTTTGTTTTCGCGCCTCACAGCGCCATACCGCGATTGAGGTAGGATATGCCGAGAGTGTACACACGCAAACCGGATGCGAAAAAAGAAAAGGTGACAGTGCCAGTGTCGCCGGAGTTTTTGGAACGCTTGAAGCGTTACGCATATACCATCAAGGTTTCCTACACTCAGGCGGCACGGGATTTGATTGCTAAAGGTTTGGATCAGGAGGCTGCAAATGACAAACATTCAAGAACTAATTCGTCGCTGTGAAATTGTAATTTCCGACTGGGCTGAACGGGCCATTACGATTGAGACAGTGCAGGACTTTGCGGCGGTGTTTGATCTGGCACTTAATTTGCAACTGGTTCCGTTGAACGAAGTCGAGCTGCCGCAGCAGGCTCCCGTGCAGGAAGCTCCGGTGACTTATGTCGATCTTGATCTGACGGAAGGCGACCAGCAGATGCTCGGCAGTTGGCGTGAACGCAACGGACTGAACAATGGCCGATGAACTGTATGATGTGCTGGGCGTTGGTAAAGATGCAACGCCCGCAGACATCAAGAAAGCCTATCGCCGCAAGGCAAAGTCAGAGCATCCCGATGCGGGGGGTAGTTCCGAAAAGTTTACGGAGCTGACCCTCGCATACGAGTGCCTGTCCGATAGTGACAAACGGGACCGGTATGACCGCACCGGCGAGACCGGCGGCTCGTCCATTGACCAAGAGCTGAACCAAGCACTGTCGATTGCGACAGGTGCAATCAATGCTGTCATGCAGGAGATTGCCCGCAGGGGTTTGAAGCTGGAAAATTTTGATGTGCTGGGCGATGCCATGCGGACAATCGAAGCGCAGATCGAGGCAACCAAGGATGCAATCAAACAGCACCAGCTTGAAGGCGCAAAGCTCGAACGGCTGTCAAACAAATTTACAGCGCGTAAAGGCAAGACCAATCGTCTTGGTCCGGTTTTGCTGGCACAGGCAAAAGACCGGTTTCGTCAGGCAGAAGTCAACATGCAAACCAATGTGATGTTGCAAAAAGCCGTAACTATATTGGATGACCATAACTTTGAATGGACGCCACCAGAAGACGTTCCGGTGGCGCCGATGACCCCGTTTAATAACACTGGATTTATGCAATGGCGTTGAAATCAGCAAAATGGGTAAAGCTGTTTGATGCGTTTGTCAGCGACATCCGCATCACCTCGAAAGAAGCCGTGTCGCAGGATGAACGCGGCACACCTTTGGAGATGTGGGAGTCGCAGCGCCGCTTTATCAAAGAGGTCGGCACGGGTCTCGATAACGGCATCCACAAGTTTTATTGTTTGAAGTCGCGTCAGCTTGGCGTGACCACAGTGTCGCTGGCCATTGATGTGTTTTGGTTGGCACTGCATCCAAATCTGATCGGGTGTCTGGTGACGGACACGGAAAAGAACCGCGAAGCCAACCGGCAGCTCTTGCAGAAATATGTGGAGTCGTTTCCCGACGGCTACTTCGGCGACACGTTCAAGATTGTAAAGAACAACCGGCAAATGCTGTTGTTCTCGAACGGCTCGCGTCTTGATTTGCTGGTTGCCGGCGTAAAAGACAAAGGCACATCGTGGGGTGAAGGCGTCGGCTATGCGTTCGGCCATTTGACCGAAGTCGCGTCTTACGGTTCTGCGGAAGGTCTGAAATCTTTGGAAGAAGGTTTTGCACAGACCAACCCAAACCGGTTGTTCATTTATGAAAGCACGGCAAAAGGTTTTAACCACTGGCGGTCACGCTACATCGACGGGTTGAATGATCCGCTATCGGCACGGGCATTTTTTGTTGGTTGGTGGGCGGGTGATACTAATGTGATCCCCCGTAAAGACCCGCGCTTCTTGCAGCACGGTTTGCATCCGCCTGACTCTGAAGAGCAGGAGATCATTGATTACGTCCGGCAAAATTATCACCACAAGATCACGGCTGAACAGTTGGCGTGGATCAGGTGGAAGACGGAATCGGCGGGGGCCGAAGCCGCACTGCTTGACCAGAACCAGCCGTGGACTGCCGAGCAGGCTTTTGTTCAGACCGGTTACTCGTTCTTTCAGACCCGCGTCATTACGCAGGACTTGAAGAAGCTGGAAGAAGAAAGCATCCGGTATCGGGCGTATCGCTATGAGGTCGATGGCGACTTCTTCAATTTCAAAATGTATGAGCTGAAACCCGGCGTTGATAGCGCGGATGACATTGAGTTAAAAGTTTGGGAAGAGCCGGTTGACGGTGCTAAATACGTTATTGGTATGGACCCTGCTTACGGTCGTAACGACCACAAGGACCACCATGTGATTTCGGTGTGGCGGTGCTTTGCCGACAAGGTTGTGCAAGTTGCGGAATATTGCACGGCGGATGTCGAAGCCAAGCACGCGGCATGGGTGCTGTTCCATCTGTCGTCGGCTTACAAGGATTGCTTGGTCAATCCTGAAGTCGGCGGCCCCGGCGCAATTGTGTTGGGGGAGTTTGACCATTTGCGGCAGTTGTTAAGCACCGAGTCTAACTCAAGCAAAGTGCAGGCCCGTGGGTGGGAAGATGCAGGCGCACATGCCCGCATGTATCTTTACAAGCGGCCTGACTCGATGGGGGCTGGCTATGTGATCGGCTTCGCAACCACATGGTCAACACAGTCTGTGTTGATGCACCAATTGCGCGGTTCCTATGTGTCGAACGAACTCGACATCAAGTCGCGGTCGTTGTTGCAAGAGATGGCGCTTGTGGTCGTCGAGGACGGCCACATTGGTGCGCCGGAGTCACGCGACGAGAACTGCAAAGATGACCGTGTGTTTGCGATGGCCTTTGCCGTCCGTGCGTGGCGGGACTGGACGCGCAAGGAAATGATGGCGCAGGGTCAGACCTATGAAGCCGTTATGCGCATCGAGAGTGGCACCGAAAAGCCGATTGTTACTTCTGTTAACCGCATCGTTTACAACTATCTTCGGACGATGGACGAACAGTCTCAGGAAGAACTTGAGACTATTGAACCTTGGAGAGAGGAATACGGGTTATGAAAAACGCCATTGAAGTTGAAAGCAAGTGGATCGACATTCCAGCCCCGTCAGATGATTATCCTTATGATGGTCAGGGCGTGTGGGTCACAGACAATTACGAAAACGCATATGCCGCCGTCTGGCGCAAGACCCGTTCCTATGACGCACCCAACAGCAAGTGGGTGGTAGATGCTTACTGGGCACGGCACAACGCCGGTGGGCAGCGCCTTGAAATTACCCCCGTTGCGTTCAAAGATATGGAAGACTGAAATGACTTTAACCACAACCATGTTAGGACATACCGTGATCCCGTCCGACACTTTTTTAGAGCCAACCAAATATAAAATCCGGTATCAGTGCGATCTGTGCGGCCACAACTACACCCGCACTTACAAAGCGATTCCGAAGAATGACCCCGCGTGCCCCAACAAATCGTGCCAGACCAAGCAACAGCTTGTTGCAATGCAAAAAGAAATGGCAAATCTCAAGCGCATGATTGAAGCGGGGGCTGCTCCCGCTCAGACGGGCGGTAATGTGCGCGTTCACGCGGTGGATGAGACGGCAAAAATCGTAATGGAAGACTACCAGATGTCCGATTTGCGTGACGGCATCCGTCCCGGCGAGTCTGTAGCTCCAAAATTGCCTCCGCAACAGCAAGCGGCGGCTGATAATTACTTCGGCAACAAAGGCTTGCAGAGGGCCGGAATTAGCCCGAAACAGGCCGAATTGTTGGGTCGTCGCGCTATGTCTGGGGCATTTAGAAACTCGGCGGTCGCGCCTAACCAAGTGCTTCCCGCTTCACGCAGCGGGGAAAGCCCGCTGCGTGTTATTGGTACGGAAAAACTCAAATAAGTTATTTCTTCTTCCCGCCGCCCGAGTGTGTTTGCGCTTTTAGTTGCATCTCTTGGGCGGCGGCTTCGGCTTTCGCCACATCGCGCCGCATAATGCTTGCGCGTAACTCGTCTGGGTCTGGCGCGTCCACATGATCGACGAGCTGCGATGGAGTCATTGCACCAATCTTGACCAAGTTGAACGCCAGCTCTTTTGCATCCATTGCAAAAGCGGGCGACGACGAGTGCGAGTCAATCATCAACGTCACATCTTCTGGCAAATCGGCAAAAGTAAACGTGACCGGCACTGTGCCTTTGGCTGGTGGAATAATGAACTGGTCTTCGCCTTGCACTGAAGAGTCTTCAAGACCCGCCTGTTCTTTTGGAACCCACGCAATAAGGTTCTGGTCAAGGTGTGCGCGTGCCAGATCAAGCAGACATGCGCCAAACTTTTCCACATCACGTTCGATCAGCAGTGCGCGGTCTTTGAAGCGCGGCGAGAACATACGCACCAATGTTTCTGCGTGTTGCGCAGAACGCACACCGGCTTCGCCTTGGCCTTTGGCGATAGGAGGCAAACCCATCATCTCGTCGAACATGCGTTCGTATTCGTGTAACGAGTGCCACAGGGCTTCGGGGATTTGCACGATGTCGCGCTCGATTTTTGCGTTGGGGTTTTGGTCAGTCCAGTAGCCGCCCGGACGGTTGAAGCGCGACAACGCGGTCTGGTTTACGCCGGTCGAGCCGACAAATTTTGTGGGGGGGTCTTCTGACTTGCGCAGCAACCGGTTGATACCCGTGATGCGAGAGT